CTTACGGACTATCGAGATTATTTGAAGAGTGAGAATGAAAAGTGGGAAGCAAATCCCAAGGATGAAGATAATCCTAATGGTTATTGGTTGCATCCAGAGGATTATGCACGTAACTTTAAAACAGTGAAGCGTATTAATAAAATTTTGGACGACTTCGGAGGAGAATTATATGGCGAACGTCAAACAAGGGAATTTAGCTCGCCCACCTCAATGGTGGAAGCATCTAAGGGATTGGAAGCGTATTTTCTGGAAATCAGAAAGAACCAAACAAAAGAAAGCGATTAAGAATGAGTTATAGCAGGTGGAGTAATAGTAGTTGGTATGTCTTTTGGGATGGTGCTACTTCAGGAGATCTCAAAGAAAACCAGCACCTTGCTTGTTGGTATGATATGAGTGATGAACATATGATCTCTTGGTCGTATACTCAGGTAGATGAACTCTTGCAAAGAAACCCAGATGTAATTATTAAACATCTTGAGATGAAATATGGATGTTCTCCAGATGAAGCCAATGAGTTGCAAGAGTATATGCAAGAATGGCGCACTCATGTTAAGTGTAAATTTACTTGACTTTAATTGAGGATTGAGGTATAATAGTTTTATGAGATATTTACTTATTACACTACTTCTTGCAGGATGCAGTACTACGCATATCGTTGAGATGAAGAATGTCCATGTGGATAATTCTGCAACAAATAATTTTATTGGCAATCCTTGTGTATTCTATGTCAATGAATATTGTTTCACGAAGAAACCTACTCCACGCAATCCAGACAATCCATTAAAAAATGACAGACGATGAGGTATTAGAATTTTATGATGAACTGGTTGAACACTTTGGTGATACTCTTGCCAACTTCGAACATCATCCAAAACAGTTTGCGCAGCAGGTAAAATTATATCGATATTACAAAGAGCAAAATGAAAGAACACGAAATCAATCATCTGAATAATTTTATTAAAGGATGGTATATTGATACTTCTATTTGTGATTACTTACTGGACTTATATTGGAAACCAACCACTATCAAAAGTCCAGGGTGTTCTGTAGATCCAGAAAATCCAACACCTCATATAAAGGATTCTATTGATGCATGTATACCACCAGATGTTCGTGTAATACAACCATATTTAAATTATCTAAAAACATGTTTGGATGAGTATAATAAAATTTATCCTTTTTCTTCTGGACGGAAAGGTCATTCTGTAAAAGAATTCATTAATATTCAACATTACAAAGTTGGTGGTGGTTTTAAAACATGGCACTGTGAGCGTGCATCTGGTGATGATATCATACGAGATCGTCATTTAGTTTTTATGACATATCTCAATGATGTAGAAGATGGTGGTACTGAATTTTTTCATCAGAAAACAATTGTTAAGGCTGAAAAAGGATTAACATTAATTTGGCCAGCAGACTGGACTTATACTCATAAAGGTCAAATATCATATACAAAAGAAAAAACCATAATAACTGGTTGGTTAAGTCATAATTGAAAGTAACACATGAAAATGAAAATTGCAATTTGCTCGGACGTCCATCTTGAATTTGGACAACTTGTTTTAGAGAACACTCAGAATGCTGAAGTTCTTGTTTTGTCTGGTGATATTTGTACTGCTGTTGATCTTCGTGTCACCGATAGTATTTTATCTTCTGCTAAAACTGATCGTTATCTTGAGTTTTTTGATAATTGTTCTCGCAACTTCCCTCATGTGGTTTACATTATGGGTAATCATGAGCATTATCATGGCGATTATGCTACTTCTATCGGTTATCTAAAGGATGCGCTAAAGCCATGGGAAAACATCCACGTCCTTGACAAAGAAGTTTGGGAACTAGATGACCATGTGTTTATTGGTGGGACTTTGTGGACTGATATGAATGGTGAAGACGAGATGACTATGAGTCACGTTTCTCGTCGCATGAATGATTTTCAAATCTGTGATAATAGTAATGAGATGGTTACCTACAGAGTATTTGATACTGAAGAAGATCATAAGAAGGTTAGATTCACAACTCGTCCAGCAACTTTGTCTCCACGAGATGTTGTTAAAGACCACAAAGCCATGCTGAAGTTTATTGAAGAAACGTACGATAGTGTTCCTCCATGGAAGACTGTTGTTGTTTGTACACATCATGCCCCAAGCAAAGGTTCTGAGCATCTACGTTACAAGCGTGATCAATTAATGAATGGTGCTTATAACTCCAATCTTGATCAATTTATTCTTGATCGTCGCGCAATCAAATTATGGACTCATGGTCATACTCATGAAGACTTTGATTATATGATTGGTTCTACTCGAGTTGTTTGTAATCCTCGTGGTTATATTAATTACGAAGATCGAGCAGATCGCTTTGAATTAAAGGTAGTCGAAGTATGAGTGATTACAGACCAGATAAATGGGTAGTCGTTAAGATTGGCGAGGAAAATCTTTATAAAGTTTTCGCTTGCTGGTATGGTGGTTATGCTGGCTCTGATTCATGGAAATTAAATAGTGGTATTACCAAGGCTACTCTTGAAGGAAATGTATATTCCTTTGAGGGTAGTTCTGGTTCAGTCTATGAATGTCATAAAGATGTTTATGGAACAAATATGTATGGTCATGGTGTTCTTAATAATATAATTGAGAAAGCCAACCAGAACGACATTACTATTGAGATTATGCCAGAAGATACAAACTGGTTGGAGATAAACTATGAGTAACAAATGGACAATTACATTAGAAGAGGATCCTGAAACTGGAGATCTAATCATGCCGTTTACGCCTGATATGTTACGTCAGGTTGGATGGGATATTGGTGATACTTTGATTTGGGAAAATTTACACAATGGCTCTTGGTCATTAACAAAGAAGGAAGATGAAAATGCCAAAATTCACACTGATAGCTGAACACACTGATAATTGGGGTGGTACGCTTAGCAAAACTACTCATGAATTTGAAGTTGAGTTTATTGATGATGTTCTTGATAACGTGGATTTATTTTTGCGTGGAACAGGGTTCAATCCAACTGGTCAGTTAGAATATATTGAAGAAACATTTGATACTGATAATTTAATGGATTATGGTGATGGTCATGATGGTATGGGTTCAACTTTAGACGACTACCCAGAACTGAAAGAACAACATTCTGAATTTTATTTTGATACAGGAAGAAACAAATGAGCAAAGTGTTCACTGATGTAGAAGTTTTTCTCCGTGCAGTTGGTCAAACCTCTGGTAAAAACAATCCAGAACAAGCAGCACTTTACCATAACCTCATTGTTGAAGAATATTCAGAGTATATTGCTGCAAGAAACGCAAATGATGACGCTGAAATCCTTGATGCATGCTTTGATATGATTTGGGTTATCGTTGGATACATGAAATCTCGTGGTTGGGACTGTGGAAATGCGTGGGATGAGGGTGCAAAATCAAATTTAACCAAGATTGACCCACTCACAGGGTTTGTAAGACGTCGTGAGGACGGCAAAATCCTTAAACCAGAGGGTTGGCAACCACCTAATTTTGAAAAATTCGTGAAATAACTTGACTTTTAATTGAAAAACAGGTATAATATTGTTATGATTACACTATACTTAGACATGGATGGTGTGCTTGTCAATTTTGACAAAGCATATCGAAAAATTACAGATAAAAAAGAGAAAGACCACAAGTATTTTCGCAGTGCTGTGATGGAATATAAGATTTTTGAGGATTTGGAAATGCTACCTGATGCTCAAATGTTGTTAAATCATGTGAAAACCCTTAATGTGAATGTTGAACTCCTGACTTCAATGGGTACTCATGATCCAATTCAAGGTGCTGAAGCAAAACGACAAAAACTTGTGTGGCTTGCCAAACATAACATACCATATAAAGCCAATTTTTCGCGCAGTAAAGAAGAAAAATCTAAATGGGCAACACCTGAGTCAATTTTAATCGATGATTCTAGTGGATGTATCGGTCCATTTGTGGCTAAAGGTGGTCATGGCATTCTTCACACTAACTCTTCAGAAACAATCAAGATTCTTGACTCAATAATTTTACAAATTCGTGCTCTTAGAGCACTTCGAGGTGATTATGCATGAAATATTTGGACCAACTTTACAATGGATAAGAGATGACTGGAATTCTAATCGCTTTCGTTTTGTTATTGAGTTGTTGGCTTGGGCTTTTAGCATCGGTTGTAGCATCACTATGGCCATTACAGTACCCAATCCACCTTTATTGGTTTTGTATCCTATCTGGATTGCTGGCTGTGCCATGTATGCTTGGGCTAGTTATACTCGGAAATCATTTGGCATGTTGGCTAACTACATCCTGCTCACTTCTATAGATACATTTGGTTTGATTAGAATGCTTACACAATGACTGAAATTAAACATATAATTAATATTTTTCCAAATGAATTATTGCAAGAAATACAAACTCTGGTTGTTCAATTAAAATATGGAACATCTAATAGAACAGTAGAATGGCAAGATATAGAATTCTTTCCCGAATTTATTGATAGTATAGATTATATACAAGAAATAACATCATATATCTATTTGGTATACAATTCCTATTCTACTTCTGGTAAGTTTATTTCTAGGGAATCTGAGCAAATATATAATGCGTTTAAATATTACTTACCTAATGAATTCGTTGGTTATACGTTAAGAAGATTTCACATTAATCGTACTCCAAAAACACCAGGATATCCACTATCAAAACATGCAACACCGCACTATGACTCTCCTGAAAACACATTGAATGAATGTAAAACTATATTATTTTATGTAAATTCTTCTGATGGTAATACTATATTATTTAATGAGTTTGCAAATTGTACTATTATGAATAAAGAGAGCCCAATCAATTTATCTAATATTAATCTTACTATTGCTCATGAACAAACTCCACTTGAAAATAGTGCATTAATTTATTCTTCAAATCGTCTTCATACTCTCCGTCCTCCCACTATAACAGAAAATAGATTTGTTTTCAATATAGTGTTAGAAAAAGATACAATATGAATATTTTTTATCTACACGAAGATACTAAAGAATGCGCAAAGCAACATCTTGACAAGCATGTCGTTAAGATGATTCTAGAATATGCACAACTTCTTTCCACTGCTCATCGTTTGCTTGATGGATATGAGTATGAGGGTAAATCTATTTCTGGACGCAAAGCAATGCGCTGGAAATTGGATGATGATCGTGAAGATAATTTGTACATGGCTTCGCACATGAAACATCCATCTGGTGTCTGGTGCCGTCAGTCATTAGATAACTATTGGTGGCTTTACAATCTGTGGCGTGACCTAATGAGAGAATACACATTTCGCTATGGTAAACATCACGTTGCTGAAAAATTGATTCCGTTTCTCTCCAGCCCACCAAAAAATATTCCTATTGCTATTGCAGAACCAATACCTCAGTGTATGCCTGATCAATATAAAGTAGTTGGTGATTCTATCCAAGCATATCATAATTACTATATACATGATAAACAACCATTTGCTGTTTGGACAAACAGACCAATTCCTGAATGGTATGTTGATGCATTGAAAGAACAAAACTATAAAGCTACATACAAAAAACAAGATAACAAAATAAAATTTAAAATGGTTCCAGCTTAAATGCAATATATTGACTTGTTCCCAACACCAGTTTATGCTGATCTTCAGATAGATCTGGCAAAACAATTATTGCCAATTGCAGAAGATTATATTGCTCGCCATGGTATACCATGGCGTAATCAATTGAGTTACATGTCAACATATAGTGTTCAAGCTGCCGCAACTGAACAACTTAATGACACTCGATTAGAACCGATCAATAATTACATTAAAGCTGCAGCAAAGAAATATTTCGAGGATATTTCTATTGAACCAACGCAATTTAGATTATACTATCTTTTTAATAAACTTACATTCGGTGGTGAACATTCACTTCATGCACATCCCAATAGTTTATTGTCAGGAGTATTTTATTTAAAAATACCTGATACCGCACCACCAATTATATTTAATGACCCTCGCGATCATTATAAGTATATACAGTACCCTACTAGGTTTGGTAACCCTCGTGAGATGTATAAATTATTACCAGAATATGTTATTAAACCAACAGAAGGTATGTTTTTACTATGGCCAAGTTGGTTAGAACATCAAGTGCCAACTAGCACGTGCTCTGAAGAAAGAATCGCAATTGGATTTAATGTAATGTAGAGAATAATATGCCAACTTATGTATTTCGTAACAAAGAAACTAATGAGCAGTTTGAAAAAATTTTAAAGATATCTGAACTCGATACATTCAGAGCCGAGAATCCTCAATTAGAAACAGTAATTCAGGCAGTGGCGTTCGGAGACCCCACTAAATTAAGTACAACTCGAAAATTTGATTCAGGATTTAAGGAGGTACTACAAAAAATACACGAACGAACTCCAGGCAGCGAATTAAACAAAACATCTTCTCAACTATAAGGAGTCCTAATGGCTCGTGCATCAGCAGCTAAAAAGGTGATAGAAATTAATAATGAAGATCGTGAAACAAAACCTGCTACTAGCAATCAATTAAAACTTAGATTAGATAATTTAAAAACTTTCCAACCACTAACTGAAAATCAAAAGAAATTCTTTGATGCTTATAAAATGGGTGATTATTTTATAGCATTACATGGTGTGGCTGGAACTGGTAAAACTTTTATCGCATTATATAAAGCCATTGAAGAAGTCCTTGATAAATCAAATCCATTTAATAAGATTATCGTAGTTCGTTCTG